AAGATGGTAATTACGTCAGTACTTTCGTAAGCCAATATTCTGATATTATTGAACAAAACCTAGAACCGCGTGTGAAGGAGGGTGTACTTGCTTTGCACGCGAAAGGTTATTTAACGTTTACTAGTTGCCAAGGGCATGACGACTCAAAGCACAGATATATTGGAGTAGTGTTTAATAATAAAGAACAAAAGAAAGAATTTATTGAATCAGTGGATAAACTTAATTGTGGTATTCATTGGTATGATAATGCGATAAACAGTGTTGAAAGACCGTGCCATGAAATACCTTGGTGGTCCGAAGGTGGTATAACGTTACACATTGTTTATGACGACCAAAAATATAACGAAGCACCACAACAAAGACGTAGAAATAAACCATATACTGATTTAGAACTGACTAAATTTTGGAATATACAAACCAATCGTAACTATACTCATTATGAATGTATAGTGTTTTCATTTGGTTATCCAATGGTAGAGAAAAGTATATGGCAGAGAATACACAGATGGTTATTCTACAAACAAGATAGAGTTGAAAAGTCATATGAAGACTTCCTATCTAAAGCGTCATATCTCCCAGACTATCTTGCATAAAAAAAGGGAAGCCCGAAAGCTTCCCCAGTTAGTATCGTTAACCGATATCTTATATTTAGAACAAGTTGTTGACTAATACACGACGGTAGTAAACGTTTGTGTCTGCTTCAAGTTCTCCAGGAGGTGTTCCTTGAGTTGCGCCTTTAGCGAATGGGTTTGATACCATGCCGTAACGTGTCTTAAAGCCGATTTTTGGTTGGAAAGAATTCTCACCAACTGCACGAACCATTTGTAACGGCACATATGGGCAATAGAATAGACCAGCATCGAATGATGATGAACCTTTATATCCTACTACCATGTAGTTAGCGCCTGCATATGGGTCGATATACACTTTATAACGTCCGTTAAGAACACCAGCGAATGTATTGCCTGTGTCGTCAACGTTCAATGAGTTAGAGTTAAGAGCTGGAGTATAATCTAGTACACCCGCCATTTGAAGTGCTGAAGCAACATCAGATGAACAGATAACCATGTTACCTTTCCCACGTCTTGTTCCTTTAGCAATCGCGTTAGCTTCTTGCTCGATTTGGAACATAAGACCTTTGAACTTCTCTACTGACCAACGACCGTTAGCATCAACATCTAAGTCGAATGTGCCTGGAGTAGCTGTTGCAGCTGCACCAACAACCGCGTTTGTGTAGATTGTACGAACTAATTCACGGTTGATTTCCACTAGGATTTCAGACTGTAAGATGTTCGCTAGTTCTGTTTCAGCATCTAGACCGTGTACGGCTTTAAGATCCTGAGCAAGCTCTGTTGTGTATTCAGCTTTTAAAGCTCTTGACTTAGCTGCTACTGTAACTTTTTCGATTGAGAAAGCCATTTCAGCGAATGCATCACCTGTTGAACCAAGTGCTTCAGCAGCTGCTGTATCCATACCAGTACCTGTTGTTACAGATGCTTGACCTGGAGCATTTGAAGAGTGAGTTCCTGCACCAGAGAATGAAGTATCAGCTTCGTTGTAGAATACTTCGTTTGCAGCTGTTTGGTTAGTATGTGTTGAACGCATTGCAAAGATAAGTCCTGTTGGACCTGTCATTGGCTGAACGCCAGCAATATCGTATGCGATCAAGTTTGGCATCGCACGACGTACTAAAGAAATAAGTACTGGGTCGTAACCAGCTGTTGGACCGCCTGCAGCAGAAGTAGAAGCGAAACCGCCTGTGCCTACATCGTTTGCAGCTGTTTCAGAAAGTAAGCCTGTCATGTTAGCAGATAAGTCGCCTGACTCTGCTAAAGCTTTTTCTGTGTTTTCAAGAATAGTAGCTGTTACGCTTTTCTTGTGGTTGTCTGTAATAGCAGAAAAAGAGGAATGCTCCAAGATTGGACCCCATTTTTCAACTAATGCTTGATAGTTTGACTGAGTCATTAGATTCTATCTCCTTGTTGATTTATTCTGGATATATTTATAAAAGTTATGTTTTTCATTGGGTTACTTAGTTACGGTTCAAATACGCTGAAAGAGCATTGATCGTTGAGTGCTCAGAAAGTGGTTGTTTCACTTCTGTGTCTTCTGTGATAATTGCTTCTTCTTCAGTTACTTCCTCAACTACTGGTTTCGCTTTTTTGAAGAACGATTCCTTTAGTGTCGCAAGGTCTGCTTTGTAGCTGTCAACATCATCGAAAGCAAGCTTTTCTGATAGTACTTTAAATCTTTCTTGTTCTACAAGTGTAAGACCTTCAGTCATTTCAGCAAAAACGCCTGATGCAGTTTGAGCATCAGCAGCTTTTTTAAGCTCAACATTCTCAACAATCGCCTTATTAGCGTCTGCTCTTAATGTTTCAATTTCTTCTTCCAAGCCAGCAACAACGTCTAGAGTTTCCTCATCAACATCAATGTTGTGCTCTTCGAATAGGCCTTTAAGACCATCCATTAACGACTCCGCCATTTCTACCTTAATACCAGCTTCAATAGCAATTTCGTTTTCTGACATCCACTCTTCTACAACGTAGTCAAGATATGAGTCAAGGTTTTCTAACATCTGTTCAACTGATTCATCAAGTGCAGTTTGCATTGATGCTTCTAAAACTTCTGTTTTCTCAACGATAACTGCATCAGCTTTTGCTGTTGCCGCTTCGTTAACCGCAGCTTCGAATACCATAGTTGCTTTAGCTGTAAATTCTTCCGACAAATCCATGCCTTCGAAAATAGTCGCGATTGACTCCGCTACTTCAATTACTTCTTCTACGATTTCATCAGTTTCTACTTCTGATTCTTCCGCTTGCATTGGTGCTGCTGCAACTTTATCGGCTGTTGGATCAACCTTTTTGTTTACATCAGCTTTCTTCTTTTTATGTACGCCGCCTGCTGGTGTCGCAGGATCCATAACTTCTGCGGCAGGTACGCCTGCTCCGCCAGATTTTTCGACGAACTTTTCGTCTAAGTCATTTGACATATGTTCTACTCCTTTTATTAGATACTTTTTATCTAAGTATTATTTATAATAATATTATTTTTCAGCTTTTCTAAGTGAGTTCACAAAACGCTCGAATAATTCAGACGCGGTGCCTTCATCAATTTTAGTGACAACTCGTCTGATTTGCTTTTCTACTACTTGTTGTATTTCTTCAATAACCTGTTCAATAGGTTCCTGAGCAATCCAGTTACCTGAGGCTATATCGTAATAGTATTCAGCATTTTCCATAATACCATTCACAAAACACTGTGGTCCAGATGGGTCAGTTACGATGTCGACAGTGGCTAAGTGAAAGTCATTTTGTACTTCCATAATTCCATCTCTCGTTGCTTTAACTGAACCTAATCCGCGGGTAGATACACCGATCTTAACACCCTCGTCCATAAATGTTTTGACTATCTCACCCATTGGTGTACCAAGAATTTTGGCTTTACCAGTAAAGTTTGATCCCTCTCGTTTCATCTCTGTAATAAGATGAGACACACGATCGCCATTGATTGTAGGTCCGTCTGGGTGACCCAATTCGCCTAGCGCTCGCTTTGTTTCTACAAAGTCAGTATTGTATCTGACCATTTCTTTTTCTAAAATCTGCGACGGATAAATTCTTCCGTTGCGATTCTTAATATCACCTTGCATAAAGATACCTTCGATGAAATGAGTTTTCTTACCCGTTTCTTCGTTTAATTCTACAGCAACAGCGCATTCTTCTACAACTTCTGTTATTAATCTCATATCTTAGATCCTTTGTTTTTTCTATTTATAACGCTTCACGAGCAAATCCAACGATCTCTTTAAACCCTGCTTCGTCTTTCATCATTACCTTTTCCATATCTCTACGGTTTTTAGCGTTAAGGTTTTTATAAAAGTCATTCAAAAGTTTAGCATCTTGTTTGGACACCTTTGCGTTTTTACCATTTTTTAATCTTAAATTACCCATTCTAATAGCTTCGTCTAACACTTCAGTAAAGCTTTCACCGACAAGTTTTCTCACAGCTCGGTTAATTTTTGCTTCCGATTTATTTTTCTTATAATCGTTAATATTATGGCCAGGAGGTACGTCTCCTCTCCAGTGGCCTACCACAGGAATATCTTTATTAACAGAGTTTAAATGTTTTTCAGCATCTTCTCTAGTTTTAAAATCTTTACCAACTCCGTCATCAGGGTAGTGACCTTTTTTATGTACTTTATATAATGGGTTGGTAACACCGTCGCGCCCATAACGAGGATAGCTGCTTTGACGAGTTTCAGCGTTGTTGGTATACACTTTACTAATTTTGTGTGTTTTACCATCTTGAAATGCTTCGTTATAAGATTCTTTATTAACCCAGCAAGACTGGTTAGGATCATTACAATCGTTTTTACATGCATTACCTTTGGTCGGTTTACCGAACATATCTCCACAGTCTTTGCAGCACATATTGTCCATTGAAGCTTCGTTTGTTCTAATAACATCTTGGCCGCGATCGTCAGTTCTATCAGATCTAAGCTTTTTCATAACTGTACGAGTTTTACCATCTGGTCCTGTTTGAGTAACCATATGTCTCATTGCAGAGGAAGTCGTTTCAACTACTTCAACTTCCTCATTTGACTTTTTTCGCGCACGCATAATTGCGAAGTCGTGTCCGTCAATTTTCCCGTTTTTGTTATGGTCAAGTTTTTTCTGTCCACCCTTTAAAGCTTCGTTCCATTTACCGAATGCTATTTCTGAAACCTTTTCAGTAACTTCTTCTTTTGTATCCCAAGGAGCCTTGGCTAGAGTAACTTTTTTCTTGCCTTCTTTTGATGCAGCAGTGGCTTTATCAAGTGCAGCCTGTGTAGCCATTTCTTTTGATTCGTTTGCTCTAAATTGACTGAACTTACGACCTTTACGTAATACAGGCTCTTGATCTGGTTTATCACCATAAGCTTGATCGTAATTACCCTCATCGTCTTCTTGGTCAGCAGGACGTGCAGCTTTTGGCTTTCCAATATCACCACTGAATTGACTATCAGGTGCTACAGGATGAGGCGCAACCTTTTGGTTATGCTGGTCTTTGAAAGCTTTTTCTTCCGAAGACTTCGGTTGAGCAACTTCGCTAAGTATATTTTTGAAAGTTTTCATAACTTAACTCCTAATTTTTTGTTTGTATATATTTATATGAATTTGTTGTTCTCATTTTATTCTTCTGCCTCTTCTGGAGGATTTTCCTTGGCTTCAGCTTGAATTTGATCCTTCATGTCCTTCATTTCTTCTTCTGACATACGAAGAACGCTGCGCAATACCCATTCTCTGGAATAATATGTGCCGACATGTTCTTCAACTTCACGTAGAGTACTGAGTCTTTCACGAGTAATTTCAGCTTCTTTAAGCTCTTGGAAATAGTTATCTTGTACAAAATCATAACGAATAGCGTTTTTGATTTCTTTAAATTCTTCTGGCGTTAAGATACCTTTAAGCACTAATTGTTTTTCAAGTAATGATGTAAAGATAGCCGTAAAACGCGCTCTTAATCTTTTAATGAATTTACTAAATTTTAATTCATCACGAGTAATTTCTGAAACACGACCAAACGAATACATTGTCTCTGGCTCTAAACGCGATAGCGGAACCTTTAACGATTTGTATAATTTACGTTGGAAGTATTGCATGTTAGTATCATCTGTTAATCCAGAAGCATTACCTCCTGGCATAGTGTCAACTTCTGTTGTACGCTCACCACCACGTCGTGGGAACCAAAAGTCTTCGGTCATAGTCATCATTTTACGAGCATCATTGATTTCTCCAGTAGATGAGTCATATTGTAGTTTGTTCTTATGACGAACCATCATATCTCTTATATACTGCTCAGCTTTTGATTTAGGTAAGTTGCCAACGTCAATGTAGAACACTCGTCTTTCAGGAGCTCGTGTAATAGTGTAAATAACTGTCGCATCTTCCAACATCCTTAACTGGTTTAGCGGTTTAATTGAAGGATGTAAATAAGATAATACTAATGAATTGTTTTCGTTCATTACGCCTGAAGTAACTCTAGCAATAGAGTCTTTAGCAATCTTATATCCTTGGGTAGTACCACCAGAAGAATTACTAGTTTTATTTGAGCCAAAACCTGTTTCAGAATACATATAATATTCTGATTTTACTTTTTTAACTGGGATACCTGAATGTGGATCCTTTTCGCGTTTATCAACTTCACGAATAAGTTTTAATTTACGTGGATCTACATATCGTAATTCTTTAATCCCTTCTGGGATATTTTCTGGATCAATAATAACGTGATAGTTTAATCGACCATCAACGTAGAATTTTTGAAACGTTTCGTATGCTGTTGTAGAAAAATCTAATAATGATAATATGCTATCAAATTCTTCTATAACTATTTTCTTAACTTTGTCTGGTAAATCTGTATCGTCCAAAAGAACTTCAACAACTTTATCATCTGTATCTACACTAATTGCTTCATTGATTACTTCGTCAACAGCTTGTGCAATTTCTGGCTGGTGTGCTAAACCTCGGTATTTTGATACCAATTCTGATTCAGTTTTAGCAGTTCCTTCCATATCCAATAGTGTACTATAGAAGCCACCCATTGCATTACCAACGGTGATAGCTCCATCGTCATTTTGAGGCTCAACAAAAGAGGAAGGTGTAAAACCCTCCTCTTCAGTGTCTCGTTTAATATCAAAACCAAAAATCTTCATTTATTCACTTTCTCATTATTTAAGTAGTTGGAATGCCGGTGTTACCCTCAACACGCCATAAGTCATATTGGAATGTTACATTGAATTCCTCAATCGTATCAGCTTGTCCCCAATCCATTTGGATACCGTCAATACTGACTGGATGCATGCCTTCAAAGATGTATGTTCTAAGAATTGAACCATCTTTACTAAACTGGGTAATTTGCCCAGTTGATTTGTAGTCTTGTGGTAATGCTCTGGTATTTGAGTCATGCGAGTTAATCGCGTTTGACCAAGCTTCCATCGCATTTCGTACTGCGAAATCTTCATCGTTGATTACGGTCACGGACCAATCTGCGAATGTTCTATCACCGGCATACTTGACCTGGCGGCCGAAGTAAGGTACCACAAATTGCCCCACAATGGATTCTGGGATGCCTGCTGAGCGTATCATAAACGGAGTTTTGATGTCAGCTTCTGGAGCAATTGGGTTAGTGATTTGACATTGGAACAGGGTAGGACGTGCACCGCCACCGACGAGCTCTGATTTGAACTGGTTGATATTGAATGCCATTTTTGTTTCTCCTATTTTCTATTCTTATTTATTTAAGTTAACTGACCGACAATTTCGTCAAATTCAATACCGGTTCTAGTTGCAACGAATGTTAATTCGATTACGTTAATAGAACGTGCTGGTTTAATGAATATGCTTGCGCGGAATTTATTTTGGTCAATTACCTCAGGAGTATTAACGGTTGAGTCACTGATTACTCGGTAATCAATAATACCACGTCTTCCTTGGATATCACGTAAGAATGGATCTACAATGTTTCTAAACTGTGTTTGAGTGAATTCGTCGTTCAATTCAAACAAGAAGCTTTGAGCTGCAGTAGCAATTGATTTTTCAACCGCGATAAACAACCTACGAACATTTAATCTATCAAACGCAGATGAAACACCTAATCCTGTTTTATCACCAAATAGTACAATACCTTGTCCTACCTGTGACACAACTGGGTTGATGTCTGAACCATACAATAAATCTCTCATTGCTTTGCTAGGGTTAAACGCTAACTTAACAACATTTTTGATTATACCTTTTCTAAAGCCAGCTGGTGATTCCCATGCTTCAACTCTAGCAGCCAATCCGGCCATGTCACCATTTAATGGAGTCCAACGATATTTGTCATTGTACTTATCATATCGGTATTTGTATCCACTGTCAATGAATGAATAAGATGAGTTTTGAATTTTATTACGATATGCAATTGCATTGGTAAGTTTTGCATTCATTTTAAGCTCATCAACAACAGCTTCTTTAGATGGTGAAATAAATGCAACACAATCTTTTCTTGTTTCACATATATTAGAAACAATGTAATTTGCTCTTACTGCAGCATCATCGCCTTTACCTTGAAGTACAAAAGCAATGTCGATTTCATTGGCACTTCTTAAAGTATCTAACGCTAAACCTAATTGACCTAATGT